ATCCTGACACTGTTGGCTAGGAAGTAGACTCGTGTCTTATCCTTGTACCGGTCAACAGTACTGAAAAAGTTATTGAACAACTCTGCCTCATTGGGCAGATAGTGTGTGGCCGATTTCTCTAGGATGAACTCGTCGTAAATGATTGCCTTTACGCGAGGGAAAGCAACCGACTTGTAGCTCTGAGCGATTGACAGGGCAATGAAGTATCCAATGGTGTACCACTGGCGTTTCTTAGTCTCACGCTCACTAGCGCGCGACATTTGAGCTTCACTGCCTTGAATGCGAAAATCCCATTCTGGAAACTCGTGCTGAAAGTCAGCAAAGAACGTGTCTCTAGCTAGACGTAGCTCATCTTTATATCGACGAAGATAGATGAACTGATCTGCTGTGCCTGGGTTACCATTGTGTGTCTTGATTGCATCCCGCACAACCTTTTTCTTTGCACCGTAGGTCTTACCGATTCCTCGGCCACCTACTGCAAAGTTATAGCGCGCGTTGAATGAGAGAAGCTTAGCGTAGCTATAGAAGCTTTTCAGTTTATGTTGGCTCATGGTATCAACACCGTACCATCACCATAGGCGTTAAAGAAATCCACAGGGTTAATCGTGGTCCTCGTAGCACCCCATGACGGGTTTGCAGGGTCGTTCGCCATGGTACCGCCAGGGGTGACCCGGTGAATTTCCAAATGCAGGTGTGCGCCATAGCTGTTACCCGTATTGCCGATTGGTCCGAGCGTCTGACCTTTAGTAACGGCTGCACCGATAGAAACAATGGGTGCGGTGTTCATGTGTGCTGATCGACTGTACCAATCCCAACCGTCGAAAGTGCCGTGGAAAACGTCAGCGCAGTTGCCGTATCCCGAACTAAAGAAAACGTTATGGACGGTGCCGTCACCTATACAGGGGATTGGCTGGCCAGTGGTGGCAGGGCCACCGGACCAGTCACGTCCCTCGTGAAAGCGTGATCCTCGCGGGCCGTACTCTGACGTTACATAATCGTCAGAGTACGGCTGCGAGAATTCCCCGTCACCGGGTGCCACACTTCCACTACTACTGACAAGCCAAATGTGACCCTGTGTTGGGTAAGCAAGTGCAGATGACCCGTCCTCGTAGTAGATACGGAATTCGTTTCCGTAAGCTTCAAGATGTGTGGCTTTTACCATGATTATTACCGCCGTCTACCTAACCGTAAAGGGGTCGATCCCGGTATGCTAGCACAAACTGTCGCATACCGAAGTTGTCACGAACGCTGCCCGTTGGAAAGTTGTCCAATAGCCACTGTGAATCGGTGTTAGGCCATAGTGCATGGAGGATTTCATCATGTGCCATAATGCGAACTGTTGATGACGGTTCACCCGATGTGTTATATGGGAATGTCTCAGGGTGTCGTGTCCAGTTTCTAATGTTCAGGGCAAGATTTTTCAAAGATGAGCCCTCGTCTACATTGTAATGATCGTATAGCCATTCGCCGCCAAATCTTGCCCACTCTGCGGAAATCACTAGACCGCTAAGGTAAAAATTGGAATACCAGAGTCCGCTTCTACCGTTTCCGTATCCTGATCCCTCGCGGGTAACTTCATTTACCGGCACGTTGTTAACAACAGTGCTGTTAAATAGATTACGCCAACGAATAATTGCAGCATCAAAACGTGGCCTATCATTGAGGAACATTGCGCTTGCAATTTCCAGGCAACAACCCCATGCTGACCAGTTATTATTGTGCCCATAAAGCACTGAGCAAGCGTTTAGCCCACCCAACGTTACAGCCTTTAGCCGTACATCAAGATCGTCGGTATAGCTTTCTGTGTGGCGAACCATCATAGCTGCTTGAATGAACATTGGCCATTTGTCATTCCAATTTAGCTGTGAGCCTCCGTTATCGCCCCATGCGTTAATTCGGCTCCATGCGTCAAGAATTCGCACTACAGACTCAAGTGCATATTCATTCCCTGTTACCAGGTATTTAACCGCCAAATCTACTGCGGCGCTAGCGTCTGAATTAACAATTGCCAGTTGTTCTGTTGCGGTTACAGGTTCATCATATGCGGAATCAATGTACCAAGGATTAATTGGGCCAAGTGGAATGTAGTTTTCCACTGTCCCGTTTACGCGAACATTCCATTCAAAATTAATTCGCGCATCTTCAACACTAATGTCACCATTTGAATCAAACGGCTCAATCATGGTTCTTAGCGTGGCAACACGCCCCGCATTGAAGAATACATCTCCACCGAATTTACTTGCAATTGATGTTGTCCTAATTGCGAGTGGACTTTGGAACATTACTGACGCTCCATCCACATATCAATGATGATGATTTCTCCAACAAACGTATCTGCACCAGAAGTCCCCAAGCGACCAAAGCCAATGGCAACTTCCCCGCCACTTGTCACCGGAACAGACGCGGTAAAACTCGCATCCTTATAAGCCTTTTGTGCAGGACATTCTGACGATACATCCTGCTGCACAGCAACGCCTGTGCTAGATGACGACATAGGAAGAGGCTGAATGTACAGTCGTACGCTGGAAGATGCCGCAGCTACGGCAGTGTCGTGAGTCCAGCGAACAGTGAATTTAACATTTGTCCATCCGCTGGGGACTCTGACACTTCCATAGATGATTGATGATGCGCTATCAGGCAGTGCCCATCCTGAAATCCTATTAGGTGAAACGCCTGCCGTAGCTCGCACAATTGATGATCCGTCTGGCGGGTAAAGTTCAATCTGCTGCGGCGTAATCATTGCCTGCTGAATTGCTGCATAAAGTGGAGAAGCGTTATTGCCAGCTTCCGCAACAACTTCCGCCATTGACGTTGCATCGGGGTTAGCCCAATAGTCTCCCTCAGACATTGCAAGTCCGGGATCGTTAGGGCCGAAGAAAATGTTTAGCGCTCCCGGAATACGGGCAGGGTAGTCGCTTCCGGTCCAGAGTCGATACACGGTGTAGCGAGGATCAGCGAGATTCGTAAGCTCGGTAAGCTGCACATAACGCGCATCACCGGTGCTGTTGAACTCGGTGAGCTGCACATATCGGTCGTCACCGAGAGTGTTAAACTCGCTAGCTTGAACATACTTAGCGTCAAGCGCTACTGCTGTCAGTGAGACCGAGTTTTCTACAAGCTGTGCAACAACCGCATCCTGGACTTCAACACTGTCATTAAGGACTGCCTCAATGGCCATGTTGACGGATGTGATGAGCAGATTGACCTGTACGATAAAGTCAGCGGAAAGCGCGTCATAATTCGTCTGCACCCAAGGAATCAGGTCACGCTCAATGTACCGCTTGTAAAGCTCAAGCTCATTAAGGTATGTGCTGCCGTCCCGGTACGTAAACGGGGTGATATTCGGCATCCCCGTCATAGGACCGCTCGGAATGTACGGAGGAACAATAATTGTTGACATTGGTTAATACCACCATCCAGAATAAGACGAACGCTTCGTGTATTCGTCGCCATTGTTGAGAACAAGCATAAAGCAAGTATGAATATCTTCAAGAATCATCGTGTCGATATTGATAAGACTGTTTCGGTATTTCACAATAAGATCGGAAGCGGCACCCTGATAGCCCTTGACACGAGTGTCTGAGTCGCTATCGGTGTTGCTACTTCCCTCTGTGTTAGACGTTGATCCAGAGTCTACATGGGAACCGCTGTTAACGTCCGTCGCTGACGTAGCATAGTCACCGTTGCCCGAGAGTATAGTCTGCGGTGTTTCCGAATTGACAGCCCGAGAATCGGAGTCCGTATCAGTGTTTGACGCATTAACTGCTAGGCCGTTTTCCTGTGCTGACACCGATGACTCATTGACACTGTGAATGTCCATTGTGTCCAGAGCCGAATACGGGATTAGAGTACTTTCGTAAAGCTGATTGTAGATCGGCATAATCTCATTCATCTTACGACGAAGAATGAGCCGCCAATCCCCAATAGTCTCAGAACCAATTTCACGATTGAAATAGCGGTCAATGATCTTACCATTGAGCACCGGACGATAAAGCTCATCGAAAAGCGGATAGCTCTTAAGTCCGATTTTCTCGCCCATATCGGGGAGGGTTGGCAACTCTCCATAAGTCATACCGTTAAACGTGACAGGCTCGTAGCTCTGCTCGTAATCGAACGGGTCAATACTCGTACCGTAAAGCTGCTCAATTACGCTTTTCAGCTGCATTGTGAACGTCGGCATTGTCATCGCCTCCCTGCTGCATATCCATTGCTTCCTGTGCCTTTTCCTGAGCCTCTACTTCAACATTGAAATCAACTTCAATGTTCTGACCGAACACCTGGTTAACGTGTTCGATTGCCTTCCGCCTCGCATTCAAACTGACAAACCGCATAGAGTCTGTCTGCGAGTCATTAGCGCCAACCTCGGCGGCAACTAGCCGCTCTTTTTTATCCTGGTTGGCGTTGTCAATGCCCAACAGATTCATACACTCATTCCACATTCGCGTTCTCAGAATGGAGAGTGCGTCAAACGATGTTGGATCAACCCCCAAATCAAGAGATGTAATTGCATCCATATCTGACAGTGGCCCGGTAACCTGGATTGCTTCTACACCCTCGTCGATCTGACGATTCATGTTTACAACGGAAAGTTGTGTGTCTTGTGTGGTGCGAAGAATCTTGTTACGACGAGCATTCTTGGAATTGATTTCAAGTGTTCGATCAAGGGTGGCCAGGCGGGGAGCGTAGATGTTGATAATGTCAAGCTCAGGTTTGCGGAAATAGTTAGGCCACATGCCAATACCCTTATCCCTGGCTTGCTCATCGGTGTAATCAATGGTGGGCTGGTAGGCACTGAGAGTCTTGTAGCGGAACGCCTTAGATGCCATTGTCCCTTCAGTGTCACCTGGCTTCATAACACTTCCTGGTCCAACAATCTGATAGCTAACCGGGTTGTCAAGCCAGTTAGTGTAACCCTGGCCATTGCCACGAACAGCTAGAAGTTTGTCGTATGCCTTATCCCAGTACCAGACGACGCAGCCGTTAAGCAAAAGGCACATTTCAATAAAACGCGCGTCAACACCCTCGGGCAGATTCTTCCAGGCGAATCTGTTTACGGCAAGTTCGGAGATGTTGCGGTGCAACATTGTTGCAATCATCCGCTCACGATCCGCAGCCGGACTACGGTTTTGTCTAGGGTCACTTACAAACAAAATGTCGTTGTAATAGTTGAAAATTGGACTGTTTCCACTAGGCATTAGTAGGTGATCCCTTCAAGCGGCACGTTATCTGCCCAATCAATATTTCCAATGTCGTCAGGGTCCACCCAAACTGTAACACCCTTTTCCAGCACACCCCTTAGCGCCTGCTTAAACCCTTCTGGAACTGTCGATGCCGTAATATACGTTTCAGACATTTTCCAATAGGTGAACTTACTCATGCATTGCAAATTGCTTGGCGGGATTAGCGAAGCTCTAATAGCGTAGCCGTATCGAAGCCAAATCTCGCCAATTTGCCTATAAGTAGCATTGTCAAGAGTTTTCCACCGTACAGAAACTTTAAGACCACCATTTACGATGTTGAACGCTTCACCTGCGGTCTGTCCAGACTGTGACGGCTGAATCATATTCGCATCTTGAACTTTTGCATTCAAGGCGTTCACCTGCTGAGCATAATCGCCACGAGCTGCCCAATCAGCAAGACCTTTATTGGTGTCGCGCATAAGCTGCTGCTGACGGTTCTGATTGATAACCGTGTTGGCCGCAGCGGTACTACGAATAGCAAGCGACTCATCCGCCGCAGCAATACCAATGCCAGTGTTAATACCGTTCGCCACACCCTGGACTGTTCCGCCGATAGCGCCAGCGGCGGCACCGGCAGGGCCAAATGCTGCACCACCACCGGCACCCCCTGCAACCCCTGCAATGCCTGAGACAATTGCCTGTGCTGCTGCGGTACGGTTACGGTTGGCGGTTTCCGCAATGTCTGCACTAACCCCGATTCCGCTCTGACTCATTGCCGCGTGCATTGCACCTGTGGCAATGTCATATTGACCTTGAGCCTGGCCTAGTGCACGATTCTGCGACCAATCAGCACCCCTAAACTGTGCCGTAATGCTATGCTGGTTAGCTGCAAGATAGCCAATGGCACCATCGTTAACAACTGCCATTTGCGGAAGATTACTAATTTGTGTGGCAACGTCTATGTAGTCCCCATAGTCGTCACCCTCAATAGCTGCCATGTACCCGGTTACCGGGTCGGGCCAAACCTGTTCAGTCTGATTTCCCGCCGCAACATCGTTTCTGGCGTTGTAGAATTTTGGCGTAAATACAATGCGCTGTGACGGTGGAACCAAATTGGCACGCTCTACCACCACTGCATCGGGGTGATTCCACGACTCAGGTTTGAGAATTACCGATGAGCCACTAAAAGTCGTCATCTGAATTACCAAGTAAGGGTATGTCCAAAACTTTTTCAGGTGTCTGTAGCGTACCGGAAAATCATTAAGAAAATCTTCACTATCGCGCCAATTTGGAAAAAGCGGGTGATTAAGATTTATCGGGGCCAACGTTGGCGAAGGTGACGGTAGTGGGAACGCATTGTATGCATAGCCCGGGTTATAACGATTAATCTTAGGAATCATCGTTATTGAAACAATCCCCTGAGTAACCCAAGGTGTTTCTTTTACACTAGTCAAATATGCTTGAAATGATTGGATATCAAAAACATAGACGTTTGCACCGTGGAACGTTCCCCAAAATTCCGATCCGCTGGCGGCTACAAGGTTTGGGTTGGTTACCGTACCAGGATCGGCTAGAAGATCAGTTGTGGAGAAAACCAG